GAGGGTAGAAGCCCCTCGAGAATGTTACTTGCTTCGTTGCGGATGGGGGGCATCCTGTTGCCAGGCCCTTCCCAGCGCGGGTCGATCTTGCGCGTTGTCCATTCAGAATGCCCAATTGTCTGCTCGATCGATTGACCAAGTACCTCCGACATCGCTGCCACAAGTACGGCAATGGCAACCTCCTGGATGTCAGGCATCGGTGACCCGTCACCAGGGTGTTCAACCTCAACGTTCCAGAAGTACCGGTTGCCACAGATCGAGTTGGCGAACAGCCCACGCTCACGCGCCGTACCACCAGGCCACATATCGGACCTGACTTCCTTCAACACCTGCTTGGACCCGTAACACGACGAATACGTGGAAGCGCCGGCAGCTATGAGTGAGATAGTGCCGTCCTGATCGATGAAGAAGTTATCAACGATCCTCTCATCGGACCGCAACCCCCCTTGTGAACGTGGGTACGAATGCCCAGGCTTCACATCGCCACGCCTGGCAGCTTCGGAGCCCCAGTGGTGAACCATGCCACCAACGATGCCAGTCGGGAAATCCTTGCCACGTTCCCATGCACCATCCTCAACAAGGACAGTGGCTCCTAGTTCCCTGATCGCAGCGATGATCTCTCTTGGTATTCGCTTCATAGGTGCAACTCCTTACAAGACGGGATCTAGCTCTACAACTCTTCCGTCAACTGCTACGAACGATATCATGCGTCCGGGTGATTGGTCACCTTTCCGCTCCGTCCACCACCGAGAGCCCATGTCCAGCGATGGCTGTTGTATCCATAGCCTCGAGCCGCCATAGTCCTGAATACGTAGGTGGTGGCGATGGGCAGATAGCAGAAGATCGGCATCACCTACTGGTGTCCTCCCCGCACACTGCCCATCCCACCAAGTCTTCCACCCGTTCACGCCAGTCCCGAACTGGTGGCCGTGAACCATGGCAGTGATGACTCCTGAGAACTCATCGGTGATCGACATGGTGTCTTCGTCGGGGAAGATGAACGTAACCCGTTCGCTGAGCTCATCATTCTCAGCAACGGCATCGGCAACGGCTGAGATCGCCTCTATCGCCCACGAGTCAGTCATCGAAGTGAGGATCTGGCGATCGACATCATCGTGGTTTCCTGGTACGACGGGGATTATGACTTTGTCGGCCGTTGGGGCGAACTGCTTGATCTGCCACATGATGATGCGACGAAGGATCCGTATCTGTTGGGTGAGAGACAGGTCGATGCGCCCCTTGACTCTTCCGCCTTGGGATTGGTTGCCTTCGATGCAATCACCGAGCCAAGGGAGCACAACTGTCGAGGCCTTGATTGTCTTCTGTCGATGGAGGGTACGCGAAAGTTCACTCATGTACTGCTCGATGATCGCTTCGGTGCCACCGTTCTCGATCTTGCCGAACTGAGTGTCACCTGAGAGGGCAAAGAACGATGATTCTGAGAGCCTTGAGGATGGCTTTCTAGGCTTCCAGGTCAATATGCGTGCCATCACCAGCTCGGCGTCGAACCGTACCAATGCGGTACGGTTCTGTGGCTCGATGAAGATCCTCTTGGTCTCGAGCCAACGCTCGTCGTAGGTTTGCCACTTACCATGTCGAACAGAGACGATTGTCCACGATGCAGGGTCGTAACCGAACTCGATGAGGATAGCTTCGTTGTCTGGTTCGGATCCTGGTTCGTAGGCTTCGGTGGTGATGTGGCCGCCGGTCTCGGAATCTACATCAAGGCCTGGGCGCCAACCTTCTGGATAGGAGTCGTGGTTGCGCCGTTTGGTCGAATACTCAGATCGATCTCCTGGAAGCTTGAGGTCCTCGAGCTTCGCTAAGTAATCTGTCACGATTGATACTCGATCCTGTTAGCCATGATGTTGCATCCATTGCACTGGCCCTTGCGGTGCTTCCATACATCGTTGCGAGTGATGCGGATAGGGGTGAGGTCTTCGGTTAGGACGCGAGCAACGTGTTCAAGCTCATATGGTTGTTCAGTGAGTTCGTCGCGCATGAACATCGCTGCGATCACTTCATCGTACTTAGCCTTGTCGCCGTCAACCCAAATGCGGAGCACCTTGCATGGATTCGGTGGGAACTTCGTGCCGTTTAGTCGGCGTAGTTCTTGAGCGTAGTTTGACATTCACCCAGCCCCTTCTGTCGTCACACTGAACAATCGTATAGGAAAAGTGAGCTCAGTCAAACCCCGTCTTCGGTTATAACGTGTTGATCCCCTGTTCTGCGCCGTTCGCTGTTGCCGTCCCACATGAGGTGCGTAACGATCGTGTCGACCTGTTCCTCGATGCGTTTCTGGCGTTTCTCGAGACCGTTCTCGAGCTTCGTCTCGATCTTACGGACACGAGCCATCTCACCGTTCATGGTTGTGAGCTGGAGTTGAACTGGCTCCATTGACTTTTCCATCTCAGTTCGTACCGTGTCGCCAACGGCGGTCTTGATGTAGCCTTTGGCGATCGATGCGGCGAACCCCGTCCATGCTGCAAGGACGGTTGTCATGAGTGCTGCAAGTTGGAACCAGCCTGTGATTGTGCCTGGCGCTTCCATCATCATCACACACCCTTTATAGATTCTATTGTCACGATTTCACCATCTTAAACCATGCCACAACCCGTGAACTTGTCGCCGTGCCCGACGCCGACACGGTACGGAAGTTGATTCGGTCGCCGTTCGCAATCGTGAGCGGTGTGCCAAGTTCCGACATCAACGTGTTCTGTGTGACAAGAACAACTTGCGCTGCTGACCCTTTCGGTGTGCCGTTCAACACCAATTCAATCGTCGCAGAAGGAGTCGTACCATCAACCTGTGCACCGATAGCGACACACGCAAGCGTGTACCCTGTTGGGACGTACATCATGATGCCCTCATTGTTCTGCGTGTTCGATCCGTTGCCGAACGCCCACTCGTAGGTGTTCGCTGCACCCAAAGTCGAGTTCTCCTCAGCCCATACGGGAAAGAACGAAGTGTCTGATCCTCCGCCACCAATTGCGTCTTGTGTGATTCTCATACAGTCCTGTACCTTACAACGACGGACAGGTCTGCGCCGACACTGTTTGAGTCTGCCTGGTCAATGTCAACAGTGAGATAGTCGCCAACCGCAAGCGTTTTTGTATCAGGGATGACAAGGTTCGAGAACCCTGCGATAGCGATTGTAGGGTTCGTGACGACAGGGAAAATTGATGCACCATTCTTGTTCACGTCAACGATGATCGTTGACCCTGTCGGTGCCGTCCCGACCCACACTTCGACGTACATGATTTCGGCTGTTGACAGGATCGGGAACCGGATCCCACCTGTAGCCAAAGCGACGACACCGGCGTAGTCCCATTCCTGATGCATCAACCCGAAGTCGTTGTCGCCAGGTGTCGTTTCAAGGAACGTGTTGACCGTGCCTGGAACAATGTCAGCCATCCCGAGCCGATTATCGACACCACCCGAAAAGTCGACCGCTGTCTTGTGTTCAATAGCGAACGTCGGGTCGAACGACACCATGTTGAACATGTTCGAATCGCCGTCAGTAACATGGATGCCGTCAGAAACACCGACTGTGCCACTTGACGGGTTGCTGAGTACAAGGTTGACGAACTGGTTACGGTCCGATGCTGAATCGATGTTAACTCCGTGACCGCCAGGCACATGCACGCCGACGTTCGAGAACTGGCATTCGTTTGCCTGTGTCAACCATATTCCGTCACCGATGGCATCGGTGACAACAATGTTCGAGTATTTGCCTTGTGCCGCAGAGATCGTTGCCCCTACACGCAACCCGTATTTCGTGACACCACTTCCCCCTGAAACACGTACGTTGTCGATTGTCGAACCGGAATCTGGACACGACCACACACCGTCCTGTCCGGTGAGTGCAGTCACGTCAAGGTTCGACATGTGGTGCAGCACGCCTGCAGCACCTAATGCCGGGGCGATAACGGGGAGACCGGTGATAGCCATCAGTCGAAACCTACCTCAACGATGGAGAAGTCGGACAGTTCACAGTTCGCAGAGTATGTGATTTGGAAATCGTAGAGGGCAGCAAACGAGTCAGATATGAGTCTCGTCACGTTCGTTCCACATCCGACAAGCCGCGCACCGATAGGCAAAGCTATAGTCACGGCGGCAGCGTCGTTCCCCATGTTGAACCTTCCTGGTGACATGACGACGTTGCCGCGTGTGACAGTAGACAATTGATCCAATGCATACTGAATTTCTTCCTCATCGGCCACACCGTCACAGATGAAATCGGCAACTTCACGAATCTGTGACCTTGCCTCATATGAGGCTACAAGGAATGTCGGTTCGATCGGGCCAGAGAAAGCATAGCCTTCGATAGCTTGGGCATTCGACAGTGGCTCAGAGGTAAGACGGTCGAACCTTCGTAATAGGTAGTCGACGCCAGCGGCCTGGGATGATTCCCTGTCGTACCGTCTACGTTTGATCGCCATTGGTCGTCTACCTCATACCGGTTGGAACTCGACTTGAAACTGTGGTTCTATTTCGTCGTCGCGAACCGAAATAGCTGCAACACGAAACTTTGCTGAAGGGTAATACATGTCCCCGATCGTGACACGGATAGTATCGCCAACGTCGTAGTTGATGGTCGGGGTAAGGGTGTGACCGGCGAACGACAAGATGAGGGATTCGCCTGCATCAGATGTGACGATCTCAGTGGCATGTTTCAGCAGTATCCCGGACAGTGAGTCTTGTGACCCGAGGTACGTTTCGATTTCGCCCCAGTTCGTTTCAATCGCCGTGTCGCGATACTCCTCCCAGTAGAAGCTATCACCCTCAACCATCGTGTATGTTGAGATTGGTTCGCGACGTAGGAACGGTCCGGCCGACATCAAACCTGGGCGTGACAGGACAGCAGGCCCGTCCAACACGGAATGGTCTGTCCCCATGTTGCCCGAGTTGTAGGCATTGAACCGCCAGATAGTTTCGTCTGCAGGGTCAACGTCGACAGAGAACTCGTATCCCATTTCCTCCATGTTCTCGATGAATGAACGGTAGGTGGTGCCGCGCCTGATACGGATGTCGATGTCTTGGTCCCAGGCAATACCGGACGAGTCGAGGGCATCGGTGAAGGTGCGTGACAGCCAGGCCAGTGCGGTGCGACTGTCGGCAACATGGTTGATGGCTGCGTCGTCGAGGAGGTCGTTGAGGATTTCCCCGACAGTTGCCGCTGGGAGGCTGTTCGTGAACGACGCATCGTCCATCCAGATGTTTGGTGAAGCACCTGCTGCCCCGTATCGCCAGTCCATCCAGATTTCGTTGGTGTCTGCTACAAACGTGACTGAAGCGAATGTCCACGATGCACCTATTGGTATCTGTGTCGTTGCTGACGCTGCCCATGCACCTGATGGCCGTTTCGCAACTATGACTATCGGTTCGTTGCCTACACCGTCGTGCTGGAACCATGCACCCCACGTATACGTTTTGCCGACGACGAGGCCAGTGACTTTCTGGCGAACACCGGACGAGTCAATGCTTGACGCTGCACCGACTTTGAACTTGAGCGAGTTCGATCCTGTTTTCGATTTTGTCGTGTCAAGTTCGTAGGTGTCCCAAATCCATAATGCTTCCCACGGGTCGAGTCCAATACCTGGACCCACAACGTCTATCGCGTCGACTCGAAATAGGCTAGATATCCCACCGATATGGTCGTCATATTGGATAGTGAGTGTCGTTTCAGTGACGGCAGGTCCGAACGTGACAGTCGCCGTCAATGTCTGCCATGTACCATCGGAGACACCGGCACGGTAGGCAGCACCGCCAAGTTCCGCTACGCCGTACCCCGACCAGACTGCGGCACCAACGTCCAACGTCGAACCATCACCCATTTCGATGTACATCGTGTACCGGTCCCCGGTCGCTGCCGGGTCTTTCAATCTTGCAGTAAACACGTATTGTCCACCTGGCTGCACTTTGATTCGGGTTTGCATCCCAGAGTGGAGCGCACCCGGATCAACCTCGAAAGCGTAAGTTCCTGCAAACACGTCGGTCGTTTGCACGATCAAAGACACGTCAGGAGCATCAAAAATTGAGTCTTGTGGCGTGTCGGCCCACGGTGTAATCTCACCGGACTCTGCACCGCCGTTCAAGTTCCAATCTTCGAACCCGGCATTAATGAGTCCGTTCGACCCACCAACCCCATACTCCCAGTCAGGGTCGATGGATGGTTTCGCGTTCCAATCGTATTGGCGGACAGATACACGGTCGAAACAGGTGCCGCGGCTCGACCCTTCAACCGTGGCAGTGCGTTGACCTGTGTCGGTGAAGTTGAGTTCCAACGACTCGACGTAGAAGTCGTAGATAGGGGTTGCACCGATGTAGGCGCGGATGATGGAAGCGTTGTCAAGAGCACGGTTTGATTGGTCGATGGAAAGAAGGTCGTCGAGGCGTGGATGGTTGACGGGGAGTGAAAGGGTTGCGCGTCCGAACAGGTCGGTTACGAATGATGCAGAGATGTCACCTCGGAGAGGGAACTTGCGTGCGAATGTGCCGGACTCCTGGCGTGTCCACACCTCGTATCTGATGGTGGCCATGATCTACGTCACCGCCACTTCGTGTACCAGTCGGCAGTGACGACAGCGACACCGGCTGTTTGGCTAACCGTGACACCGTTGGCCCCAGGGTCGAGCTCCATCCACCACGGTGTAGAGACACGCAGGTTGTTCGAATAGTCGGCGCCGCCCGTGATCTTTACACATGTCCCTGCCCCGATATCAACCCTAACACCGCCGGCAGGTAGCACACCTGCGATCTCGATCCAATCGCCTGTGTCGTCATGAGTGAGACGCGAATCGGTTGAACCGCCTGTGAAGTCGAGGATCGCATCGTCGATAGGTGCGTCTCCAGCAACAGTGAAGATGGGGGTGGCATTGGTGAGATCTGCGGATCCTATCCAGAATGGCCTTGGTGCGCGCATCGGCCATGCATACGTCATACGGTTTTGAGTCGGCATTGCTGTGCCAACCTGCCAACAATCGATGTAGGTGGTTCCCGTGTCCGGCATCGTGCGCTCGAGACGGACAAGTTTCCCTTGAGTTCCGGCGAATAGGCTCTTGAGGGTCGAGAAGTTCTCGAGGCGATGGCCAGGAGCCCCATCAGCATGAATGATGAGCCCAGCAGCGTTGGTATCGCGTATCGTGCACTCGACATTGAAGTTCGCTGATGGCATGAACTTGCGTGGTGAGGAATCCTCGCCATGCTTGTACTGTGACATCGGGTCGGATCCGCGATAGCCAAGCGACCACTCATTCGTGATACGCACCATGGTGGCGTAGTCGAGGATGGTCGAGAGGGCACCACCAGGTGGGCCAGCTTTGTAGGCAACATCCCAACTCATCGTTTCACCAATACCTCTACTTGACGATTCACCCCACCAGCGATCAAGCCGGCCGAGATGTCTGAACGTAGGTCACGATAATTCGCATCCTGGATAACCACGTTCGTTGCTTGCGAAGTTGAGTTGTTGACCGTTGTTGCTTGACCGTTGCGATTGCCGATCATCGACTGCCTGAACCCACCAATGAAGTTGTCGTACTGATCGAGGTTCATGCCCTTCTCCATGCCGATCATCAGGCCCTTCGTGACGTTCTCACCGATACCCATGAATACCTTGGAAGGTGAGTCAATTATGAACTTGTCGTTGGCAGTCCTTGTCGTCAGGTCGGCTATCCCACCCATAGCACCAGCAAGCGGTCCACGCATTGCATTCATGCCCCTGATGAGTGCATCGATGATGTTTTGGCCGACATTGAACATATCGGCAAGGAGGCCCGAGTCACCCATGGCGCGTATGGTTTCGATCATCAGATCCTTGCCGCCTACGGGGAGTCTGGCGAACTCTTCGAATGTACGGTTGACGAAACCCTGCCATACATTCGTGCCAGTGTCCTCGAGTTTTCCTGCACCGGTGATCAACTCAATGACGAGGTCCTCCATGTTCTGCTTGAAAACACCACGTATCCTCAGGTTATCTTCGGTTGCCGTGTTGATGCCTTCGATGAAATCTTCCCACTGGCTAACGTACTTGGCGAACTCCTTTGGACTCCTCTTGAGCAATTTCGTGAGTGCAGCTTTCTCAGCCAACGAGTAGTTCTCGAAAAACGTAACCGTCTCTGGCGATGCGCCAGACTCGATGAGTGTCTTGAGGGTTTCGTTCCACTCAACAGCATCCCTGAGCCGCAACTTCATGGCCTTGCGAGCCTTCGACAAACTCAACTTCACAGCACCGCTGTACTCATCCCATGCTCCCATACCGTTCGAGATCGCAGCCCTTGTTTCGCCGAATGCATCGATGACGTTCTGGTTGTACTGGTCAAGGGCTTCACCGGAATCCTTAACAAAGTCTTCCCAGGCCTTGACAGCCTCATCGGATCCACCGTATACGGCGTCGAGGAAATCAATCGGCCTACCAAGTTCGGCCGCTTCCTGTTGAAGGGTCTTGAACTCTGAGATAGCTTCGTTCTGGATACGTTCGCGTTCGGTGGTTCCATCCAGGAGCGCATCGGTTTTCTTCTGCTCGTAATCAAGCCCAACGGCAGTCTCGAACTTGAGAATATCAGCAAGATCATTCGCTGCACGTTGGCGATCAAGGACCGCTTTCGTTGCTACATCGGTACCTACGGCTTCGACCCAATCCTGCCATGTCTCAGCGTTGCCCTTCACTGAATCCGAGAGGGAATCGAATGTGTCGGAGAACTGATTTCCCCCCATCACATCCTTAACGTCCTCGAACCAACCGAGCGCTCCACCAGCCGAGGCATCACCGAACACGGAAACGATATCCTCGAGGGGCTTCGCTCCCGGCATCTTGGCTAGCGATTCTGAAAGGTCACGAAGGCTGAGGCCAGCGTTGTGGAGGCCATCGATGGCACCTGGTGTGAGCACATTGCTAACCGCATCACCCCAAGCCTTGGCTGGATCGGTCCCGCTGTTCAGTGATTCATTGAGTGCATCGACGCGCTCTTGCATGATGCGTATGTCTCGAGCAACCTTTGCCTGCCAAGCCGTGTAGGCACCGTAGGCAATGACAGCGATGCCGAGTGCACCAACAAGGCCGTTAAGGGCGATCGATGCACGGCTTACTTGGTCGGTGAACTGGCCACCCAGGAAGATCGAACGTGAGCCCCATGCCTTGTTGAGCGCACTGAGTGCTTTCACCCCATTGCCAACAGCGAAGAAAAGCCCCATCAATCCCTTCATGCCGATGATTATCAACAGCACCTTGGCGAAGCGCTTGAGAACATCAGCGTTGTCCTTCATCGAAGTGAACAGGTCCTTGAGCCATGAGACCATGTTGCGGATTATCGGTATGGCGCCCTTGCCGAGCTCGATGCGAAGATCGTTGAATGCATTCGCCATGAGCTTGATCTGATATTCAGTAGTTCCATAGCGACGTGCTGCCTCTTGCCACATTGCATTGCCATCAACTCCAGCTTCATTGGCTCTTTCGATCGAGCGAGAAAGGAGATCGCCGGCACCTGCTGCAGCAAGGAGGACCTGGATAGTACGCTGCTGATTGATCTTGAGGTTCTTGAGCGTTGCAAGAGCTGAACCGCCCTTATCTTGGATGTTGCGAAGGCCCTCTGTGAATGCAGTGAAGCGTCCGATGGCATCGAGTTTCACAAACTCGTCTACCGAAAGACCAGCAGCTTGTGCGAACTTGAGGAGCTTCGGCCCGCCCGAGTCAACTGCTCGCTCGATGTCAAGGAAGGAGCGCTGGAGGGCAGTTGCGCCACGTTCAGCAGGGATGCCGAGCGACGAGAAGGCGGCTGAGATGCCGAGGATCTGTTCCTCTGTAGCACCAACGGTCTTGCCGATAGGTGCTAGGCGAAGGGCGAAGGTGAGGATCTCGGACTCTGTGGTGGCCAGGTTGTTACCAAGATCAACGATGACGTTACCGAGCTTGTCCACGTTGGAGATGGGAAGCTGCAAGATGTTCGAGAACCGCGCAAGGCCCTTAGCTGCATCATCGAAGTTCAAGTTGGTTGACACATCAAGTGCTGCGATGGTCTTGACGAAGTCTTCCATGTCATTGATGCCAACACCGAGCTGGCCGCCAAGTTCAGCTATC